GAGCACAAGGGCGGCAAGGGCACCAAGCTCAAGCTCGCCACCGGTGGCGTGACTAAGGGCAATGGTGGTGGCTACGCTACGGGTGGCGTGGTCAACGGTCAAGGTGGTTACAAAAACGGCGGCAAGGTTGCAGCTAATGGAATCATCAAAAATGAATCCGGCGCTGCAACCGCTACCAAAATGCGCACTGCCCGACCTGACAACGCACCTGCCAAAACTGGCGACGTGAAACTCGGCAACGGCGGTGGCTACCGCAAGGGCGGTGCCGCAAAAAAGTTTGCTGAGGGCGGTCGCGTCCAAGACGACGGCGGTCCGGAGCAGATGAAGCAAGGGCGCAAACCGATGTCTGCGCCTGTGGCAATCACGGCTCTTTCCGGCACTTACAAGAAGGGCGGCAAGGTTGCGCCAAACAACGCAAAATTGCAGGCTTTCAACAATGCTGAGTTTGCACCCACGATGAAGGCTGCGAAGAAAGACAGTAACGAAAAGTACGGTCCGGCTCGCAACTTCATGATGCCAAAAAAGGCTGGCGGCGCGTGTTAAGAACAGGGGCTTCGGCCCCTGTCTTCATTGGAGATTAGAATGGCTGATTCAGTAACAAGTCAAACGCTTCTTGATGGCGAACGACTTGCAATCATGAAGTTTACAAACATCAGTGATGGCACTGGTGAAACTGCGGTAACAAAAGTCAACGTATCAACTTTGACAGCAAGCAATTCTGGCAAGGCTTGCACCGGAGTGACGGTTACTAAAATTACGTCTGTGTGTCACGGCATGGAAGTCCGAATGTATTGGGACGCTTCGACGGACGTTCCATTTTTTCTGTCCACGATAAACACCAACTACGAAAACGATTTTTCAAGTTTTGGCGGTATTACAAATAACGCTGGAACCGGTAAAAACGGTAATATAGTATTTAGCACGGCGGACGCCAGTAGCGGTGACACATACACCGTTGTTCTTGAAATGGTTAAATCCTACGCATAATCATGCCAAGCAAATCACCAGCCCAGCACCGCCTGATGGAGGCGGTTGCGCACAATCCAGGATTCGCCAAGAAGGTTGGCATCGCTCAATCAGTCGGAAAAGATTTCGCTGCGGCTGACGAGGGGAAGAAGTTTGCTGTTGGTGGCTTGTACGCCAACATAAAAGCCAAACAAGCTCGAATCAGGGAAGGTTCTGGCGAGAAGATGCGCAAGCCGGGTTCTCCCGGTGCCCCAACCGCCAAAGCGTTCCGAGAGTCTGCTAAGACTGCGAAGATGAAAGAAGGCGGTCCAGTGCTTTCGGTTGGTCGCGGCGAAAAACTACCCGTAGAAAAGGGTGCAGGGCTGACTGCAAAAGGCAGAGCGAAGTATAATAACGCCACCGGAAGCCACCTCCAAGCTCCTCAGCCACAGGGTGGCCCGAGGAAAAGGTCATTTTGTGCTAGAATGAGCGGTGCACCGGGACCTATGAAAGATGAGAAAGGTCGTCCTACTCGCAAAGCTGCGTCATTAGCTCGGTGGAAATGCTAAATGTCGACATCTGGTACGTATGGCCAAACGATCATAAATGTACAGACATTCATCGATCATGGCGCTCGTCGATGCGGGAAGCTCGCTGAAGAGCTGACTTCTGAGCAGCAGGTCTCGGCTAAGCAAAGCCTTGGGTTTCTGCTTTCGAACCTGATCAATCGTGGGATTCAGTACTGGGCGATCACCAAGTTGGTGCTTGGTTGCAACGCTAATCAGTACATTTATTCGCTGCCGGTTCAGGCAAATGACGCGCTGAATGTGCTCTACCGCACAATGGCGCGACCGGTTGGGGCGTATTCCTCCTCGGCTGGCGGGGTGGTGGCTAATTTGTATGACGGCGACACCACCACTTACTGCCAGCAGACGAGTGCGAATGGCAATTTCACAGTCAATTTCGGCACTTCTAACCCGATTTACGCTGGTTCGATCGGGTTTCTGCCTTATATTGCGGGTGGTGGTTCAGCTAACTGGAACATCTCGCTGCAATATTCGATTGACGGTTCGACTTGGTTGACTCTGAACAACCTAGGCGCAGTCACTGTCACTGACAATCAGTGGGTCTGGACCGACATCGACCCTGGCCAGAGTGTGATTTATTACAGAATTGTTGCTTCCGGAGGTACAACGCTCGCTCTGCGTGAGTGGTACATCGGAAATAACAGTCGTGAAATCCAGATGGCACGGCTGAATCGTGACGATTACACGAATTTGCCCAACAAGAATTTCACCGCGAACCAGCCCTATCAGTTCTGGTTCGACCGGACCATACCGTACCCCACTCTTTATCTTTGGCCGGTGCCTTCTGACGCATTCGTGCAGATGGTGGTGTGGTATTCGAGCCAAATCCAAGACGTTGGAGCTTTGACTGACGAGCTTGCCATACCACAAAGGTGGTATTTGGCGGTGCAATCCATGCTTGCGCACCAGATGAGTATGGAATTGCCCGGTGTCGCAGTGGAACGGATCCAATACCTCGAAGCTCAAGCAGAAAAGTACTTGTATCAAGCGGAACAGGAAGAGCGCGATCGCTCTCCGATCTTTTTCACTCCCGGAATCGGTGTATACACAGCATAATGCCAGTTTTCCTCGACACTCGTGGGCTGAACAACCTTGCAATCGGTGTTTGTGATCGTTGCAAGATGAAACGCACGTTTGTTTCTTTGGGTCCCGACACCAACTTCCCAGGTTTGAGAGTGTGTGATCAAGGGTGCCGGGATAATTTGGACCCATACCGACTACCCGCAAGGCAAACCGAGCGGATAAATTTACGTTTTGCTCGTCCAGACGTTAGCGTCGCTGCGAATGACGATTACCTGATCACAACGGGCAGCAACGAGTTCTACATCTCGACACAGCAGAACACGCAGACCCCGGAAACGAACGGGAACAACGACACCATTGCACCGAGTCCGATCTAATGTCAGCACAAGTCACGATCACTCAGTTACCAGCCGCAGGGACAATCACAGGGACAGAAGCTGTCCCGATCGTTCAGAATGGCGTCACAGTCCAGACAACTACCAGTGCGATCGCTGCATCTCCGGCTCAGACGCAGACTTTCCTGACGGTAAACCAGGAGCCCACGCTCGCGAATAGTCGGTATTTGGGTGCGACGAACGGGTTAACGTTAACGTCAAGCAGCCCACAAGGAGTGCTCAATGTCACGACCACGGGTGCGCTTCTTTCTCTGAACACTTCAGCGGTCGGCCTACAGGCGAAAACGGATTCGACCACATTAGTGGGGCGCACGATCACTTCTGGTACTGCAGGCGTCTCTGTAAGCAATGGCGACGGAATATCTGGCAACCCAACCGTGTCACTGACGGGTCAGGTGCTTGGTCTGGCCAACGCGAGTGGAAACGGTCTGTTAACGCTCAATAGCGGTAACTTCTCGATTGCAACAATCACCGGAACGGCTAATTCAATTGCTGTAACAAACGGCAATGGATTGAGCGGCAATCCAACGATTGCGATTGCATCTGATCCGATTCTGCCCGGTAATGCAGGGGCTGCGCTGCCTTCTGGAACAACTGCACAGCGCGGCGTAGCATCTAATGGCACCATTAGGTACAACACCGATACAGCGCTGTTGGAAGCCTATCTAAACGGCGCTTGGGCGTCTTTGGCCTCTGGGTCAGGGGTGACGTCCGTTTCCACTGGAACGGGACTTACAGGTGGCCCTATAACGTCAACAGGAACCATTTCGTTAGCCAATACAGCGGTAACCGCTGGTAGTTATACATCTGCAAATATAACGGTTAATGCGCAGGGTCAAATTACTGCTGCAAGTAGCGGCGCGGCTGGTGGGGTGACATCGTTAAGCGGCGGATCAACTGGATTGACCCCTGCAACCGCAACCACCGGTGCTATAACACTTGCTGGCACTTTGAACGCAGCAAGTGGTGGAACTGGCGCTAATACACTTACTGGATACTTAGTTGGAAACGGAACAAGTCCATTCACGGCTGTTTCTACCATTCCCAATGCCGGTTTAACCAACAGTTCTATTTCAATAAATGGATCGTCTGTTTCATTAGGCGGTTCAATCACTGTTACTGCTACGGCTGGTTCGGCTTTAACAATTGGCACTGGCTTGAGTGGGACGTCTTATAACGGCTCTACTCCAGTAACAATTGCAATTTCAAACACAAGCGTGAGCGCGGCTTCTTATGGTTCAGCGACTCAGGTTGGAACTTTTACAGTAAATGCACAAGGGCAACTAACTGCAGCCAGCAACACCACAGTAACTCCGGCGGTTGGTTCGATTACGGGGCTGGGAACCGGTGTAGCGACAGCGCTGGCGGTCAATACAGGCAGCGCCGGAGCGGTTGTAGTTAACGGTGGTGTTTTAGGCACTCCGAGCAGCGGGACGGTCACCAATTTGACCGGAACCGCTTCAATCAACATCAACGGCACAGTGGGCGCTACGACGCCGACAACCGGTGCGTTTACGACGGTTTCGGCATCTGGCGTCATTACCTCGACGGTTGCAACGGGAACTGCGCCATTTACCGTTGCAAGCACCACCGCAGTGGCCAACCTGTCGATTGGTGGAAACGCTGCAACGGCAACCACTGCAACAACTGCCACGACCGCAACAAACGCCACCAACGTGGCTTTGACGGCCGGGTCTGGGGCAACCAATTACATTACGTTTGGTTCCGCAGCAACTGGCAACACGGCAATCAACACAAGTTCAAGTCTAACTTTCAATGCCACAACTGGCGCAATTACCGGTGGAATCTCCGGAGGTACTTTCTGATGGCGGCTACTAATTACACCCCAATCTCGCTTTATTACAGCACAACGGCTTCTGCTGTTCCTTTGGCGGCTAATTTAGTCAGCGGTGAGTTGGCAATCAACATCAACACCGCTGACGGCAAACTGTATTACAAAGACAGTGCTGGCGTTGTTCAGTTACTGGCCCAGAAGGGCGGTGGGATTGGAACGTCATCGAACACGCAGATCCTGTACAACAGCAGTGGAAGCGTTGCTGGATCGGCCAATCTGACGTTCAACGGAACAACCCTAACGGCTAACACAATCAGCGCAACCAATGCGATTGGAGTGGCATCCGGTGGTACAGGAGCGGCCACGTTTACGGCAAACAACGTACTGCTTGGAAACGGAACGTCAGCGTTTCAAGTAGTGGCTCCTAGCACGGCAGGAAACGTACTAACGTCTAACGGTACTACTTGGCAAAGTACAGCACCTGCGGCGTCTGGTGTATCTCAGGCGAAAGCCACAATGATTTCTCTAGTTTTTGGCGCAATTTAAGGACCCGTCATGGCAAACCCAAATCTTCTTGCCGCAACGACGGCATCCGGCACCACCACTTATTACACACCTACTGGAACGACAGCGGTTGTGCTTGTACCTAACGCGGCATCATCTGGGCAGGTCTTCAAGATTAACCAGATTGTTGCTACCAACGTCAATGGCTCATCTGCTGTAAACGCCACGGTAAGCATCTATACCAACGGCGCCGTAGCACAGGGTTCTGCGCCGTCAAGTGGAACGGCGTATCCAATTGCTTCGACCATCTCGGTCCCGGCAAACGCCGCACTGATTGTGGTGGACAAGACCACGCAGTTGTACCTTCAAGAAGGCACATCTATCACAGTGACTTCCGGCACAGCAAGCGGCATCACATATAGCATCTCCTACGAAGTCATCAGTTAAGGACTAGCGCCATGTCAATGCGCTACAAGGGTGCTATAAACAAGCCGGGGTTCAACCCGCTTGGTACTTCAGGCGTTCAATATTCAGGGCTATGGACACGTTCCCAGCAGTTGCAGGCTGTTGGCGCTGGCACTTGGACTGGCTTAAAGTTTTGGTATGTTTGGGGGGACAACGGCAATGGTCAACTTGGTTTAGGAAACTTGACGAGTTATTCATCCCCAAAACAGGTTGGGTCTTCGACTTGGGCAAATATAAGCGGCGCCTATTTGAGTTTTTTTGGGGTAAAAACAAATGGCACATTATGGTCTTGGGGTTACAACGGAAGTGGGCAACTCGGGCTTGGTGATACGGTATCGCGTTCATCTCCAGTTCAAGTTGGGGCGTTGACAAATTGGAAAAACGTAGCAAGAGGTTCGTATATAAATTCGTCATATTTAATTGCCATTAAAACAGACGGCACCCTTTGGTCTTGCGGAGATAATGCCGTCGGATCACTTGGGCTTGGAAACAAAACAAACTATTCGTCTCCAAAACAAGTTGGTTCACTAACCAATTGGTCTTCTTCAAGCATCTCTAACT